TGCGGGGCGGCTTGTCGTTTGTCGTTGACGAACACAATGTCGGGATTATTAAACAACTCATATTGGACAACGCAAAATGATTGAACTCAAATATCTTTCAAGAGCACTACCAACACGCATGTGCACAGACCCAAAGTTTAAATTTAAAAATGCCGCGCAGACCGATGTGCGCCGTGCATGGCGCAAGGCAAGGCTACTCATGCGACTAGCGAAAGGAAACCCCTATGAAAGCCTTACTTGAATTCGCGTATCCCGAGGATGAAGAGAAGCTACGACACGCGATGCGAGGGACTGAGTACTACGATGCTTTGTGTGACATTGACAACATCCTTGAGATGCCATGCACAAAGGCTGAAGCGTACACAAAGATTAAGAAAGTTATTTTTGATGTATTGGAGGGCGCATGAACTGGCCTTTCCCCCCATTCCCAAACCCCAAGGATAAGAACGACAAGCGAGAGCCGAAGTTCAACCCTGACAACTACGAGGATGCGCCTATATGAAACCAATAGCATGGTACGACCCAAGCAACGGCATGGTAAGTACAGATAAAGACTGCTCTTTGTTTACACCGCTTGGTCAGGTGTGGCCTTTGTATCCTGAGCGTGAGTGGGTAGGGCTGACGGATGAGGAGATGCTAACACTTGAAGAAACAACCACTTGTACAAAAGATGAATCGTGGTTGCGTAATCTAACCCGAGCCATTGAATCCAAACTAAGGAGCAAAAATGATTCACACAGACGAGGATGACGAGTTCGAGCGCATCGCCCATGAGAACGCTATGCGTAGTGGACAGCCGTATCACTACGACATTTATGTATCGCCTACACAACGCAACATTGTGTTGGAAGAAGTAGCGCAGGCGTTTGACAAGATGCCGTTTGGTGACACCGCCGCAAGCTTTGCGGCTTATGTAAGGAACATGAAGCAATGAGTACAAAAGCATTGAACCCATGGGAAGAGTTAGCGCAAGTTGACCGCCCTAGTATTTTCTTGAAAGACCCATACTTTCGAGCTAAAAACCCGAGTAACCAAATCAAGAGCAAAGAAGATCTTGGATACAAACAATTCGGCACATTCACGAGAGCAAAGGAGAGACAACCAAACAAACATGAAGGAACACTAGAACATGCCAAGACCAAAGCCTCCCGCCCCCCTAAAGGTACGATACGTACGTTTGAGTGACAAGCAGTGGCTAGTACTTAACCAGCTTGGTGGGCCGATATGGTTGAGGGAAATCCTCGAAAAGAAAGCCCCCATGCCCAAGAAATATTACGACAATTTTTTACAACCAACCAAGGAAATCAAATGACAGTTCATTCAAAAAGCAAAGCTCAACAAATCCGTTCTTATGTTGCCGCTAATCCAAAAGCCAAACCCGCAGACATAGCTAAGGCACTCAATGTGGGACTTCAATATGTGTACACAGTCATGTGGACTGCAAAGAAGAAAGCCGCTAATAAACGCATCACGATTACCGCAACACAAGCGGCATTGGCACAGAAGGCCGGTGTTCCGTTAGTTGAATACGCCAAGTCTTTGATTGAAGCGAAGAAAGCTAAAACAAAACTACCACGCAAGGTAATGACACTAAAACAAATTAAAGAAGCGACCGCGCGTGTACAGGAATTTATTATGAAAGATATACCGCCGATGCCGTCAACACAGATCGAGATGTTTGAACCTGCGAGCGACCCAGTTAATCATCCCGCGCATTACAAGGTGGGTGGTATCGAGACCATCGACTTCATTGAAGCCAAGAAGCTGAACTACAACATCGGTAATGTGGTGAAGTATCTTACAAGAGCTGACCACAAGGGCAACCGCAAGCAAGACCTTGAGAAAGCGATGTGGTACTTGAACCGTGAAATCAATTCACTTAAGTGAGGCAAGCATGCTTGAAGGAATCAAAATATTAGGGGAACGCATAGTCAACATGCCTGAACTGTACGACCCGAATGAAAACAGGGTAACGGAAGTCAAGATGACGGACCCTGAAGTTCCTACTTCTCACCAAGTAGATCAGCTCATTCAGCTCGTTTGCGAGAACGCCGATGGAATCTTTACCGATGAGGAAATTAAACACATCAAAGACTCCATAGTTGAATGTAGGCGCAAGGTGTTTAATTCTTGGGTGGTGGGCATCATCGCAGACCAAGACTTAATTCTGCCAAGAACTCGTAAGCAGATGAAAGAGGACATAGAACGCGAGGAAGAAGACCGCAAGTGGCGCATGGAACGAGAGAAAGAAAAGCGTCAAATAGAACGAGAGCAACAGTACGCGATGGAACAACGACGCAAGCAAGACGAAATGCTTTACGCAAGTAGAGGCATTCAAAATAGTTTAAGAGGAGGGATTTTATAATGCTAGACGGAATCAAACTATTGATCGAGCGAATGGATGAACACCCCGAGGAGTTCTTTGGGGACTTGTCTTTCAGATGGTCTGACATCATGCAAGACATCGCCAAGCATGGCCCTGAGTTTCTCGAGGAAGATGACTTGATGTTATTAAACAGGAAGGTCAAAGAAATCAGACGCAGGGAACTGAGCGCCAAGATCACTGAAGAGATTGCTACTGGAGCGCGTTTGCAAGTAGCGCAAGAGCGTAACAGCAAAGTGCCAGTAAATAGGTATGGTCAAGCAATATCTAAGCAAGAAGGTCAGAAGGTGTGGTGGACGGATAACAATGGTTTAATAAACCAACGCACCATAGATGACGCATACGACGCTAACACCTACTCTTACTTTGGTCGGGGGCTTCTTGATTTGATTGAACGAGGCAAAGACAACGCTACGATTCAACAGATCAGGTATGAAAACAAAATGCTAGAAGACCAACTAGCAGAAACCAAAGCTGAGATTGCTGAACGCGATAAAAAAAGAGACGAGGCAAGGAAGCAGTCTCAAGCCTACAAAAAACGCAACAATCAAAATTGGAAATAATGTGTCACTAATAACCATCGACTTTGAGACCTACTACACCAAAGATGGATTGGGTTTCGCTAAGCAAACAACAGAAGAGTACATCCGTGACCCAAGGTTTGAGGTCATAGGTGTTGCTGTTCAGATTGATGCTGGCGACCCAGTTTGGTATTCAGGTGATCGTGAAACACTACGCAAGTGGCTTGGGCAATTTGACTGGAAGAATAGCATGGTCATTGCTCACAACATGCTGTTTGACGGCGCGATTCTGAAATGGCACTTTGGTATCACACCGATGGGGTATCTTGATACTCTGTCTATGGCGAGAGCCATACATGGTGTTGAGGTCGGTGGTTCATTGGCCAAACTAGCGTTGCGCTACCAAATAGGAGAGAAAGGTACGGAAGTTAACGATGCCGTTAACAAACGCCGTATCGACTTTACCCCCGAGGACTTGGCGCAATATGGTCGGTACTGTGAGAATGATGTCAAGCTGACCTACGAGTTGTTCACACGCATGGCGCAGGGTTTCCCGATGGAGGAGTTAAAGCTCATCGACATGACTTTGCGTATGTATATCCATCCAATGCTGTGTATCAATCAGGATACATTGAAGGAGCGTCTCGACGGGTTACAGAAAGAGAAATCAGAATTACTTTCTTCACTGATGGAGAAGCTTGAGTGCGAAACCGAAGAAGATGTCCGCAAGAACTTATCTAGCAATAGCAAGTTTGCAAAGATACTGCAAGACCTAGGTATTGAAGTGCCTATGAAAACAAGCCCAACTACCGGTAAGCAGATGCCGGCACTGGCTAAGAAGGACGAAGGGTTCATCGCCCTGTCTGAGAGTGAAGATACTTTTATACAACACTTGTGCGCTGTGCGCCTTGGAACGAAGTCAACGCTTGAAGAGAAACGCATCGAGCGGTTCATGAAGATTGGCGAGCGTAACAAAGGAATGATTCCCATCCCCCTGAAATACTATGGGGCACACACCGGCAGATGGTCGGGTACTGACAAGATTAACTTTCAGAACTTACCGAGCCGTGACCCAAAGAAAAAGGCTTTGAAGAAAGCCATTGTGCCGCCCGAAGGCTATGTCGTAATTAACTGTGACTCATCGCAGATCGAGGCGCGGGTGCTACCTTGGCTTGCCGGTCAAGATGACATCGTGAAACTGTTTGCTGATGGAGAAGATGTTTACTCCGTCTTTGCGTCTGCTGTGTATGAGCGCAAGATTACCAAGAAAGACCCTGTGGAACGATTTGTGGGCAAGACCTGTATTCTGGGCCTTGGCTACGGCACTGGGGCTTTAAAGTTACAACACACACTGTCTACCACGCCGCCCGGTGTGAAGTTAACCGAGGATGAGTGCAAGGGGCTTGTGACTAAATACCGCCAAATCAACGACAAGATTATCGACCTGTGGGCTGAGGGCGATCAGATGCTTGATGAGATGATGAACTCAAAGATCACCGAGCCAAGATCATTCGGCAAACACAACTGTGTGTTCTACGACAACGAAGGGCTGATACTACCTAATGGTTTTCGTATCCGATACCCCAACTTACGCCGCGAGTACGAGGACGGCAAGTCCAAAGTAATGTACGACTCACGCAAAGGCAAGGTCTCCATTTGGGGCGGGGCTGTGGTTGAGAACGTGGTTCAAGCTCTAGCAAGGATTGTCGTGGGCACTCAGATGGTCGAGATCAACGAGAAGTATCAAGTTGCGCTAACAGTGCATGATGCGGCTGTTAATGTTGTTCCTGTGGATGAGGCTGATGAGGCTGTGGCTTTTATAACTGGCATCATGTCTAAAGCCCCCGAGTGGGCGGTTGGACTGCCTGTCGCGTGTGAAGCAGGCGTTGGTGAAACCTACGGAGACTGCTGATGAATAGCAAACACGAACTTTGGGCAAGACAACACGGCTTTAATATCCAATCATTTCGATTACCTGTACAACAAACAATTGAACAACATCAAGCCGAACAAAAACGCAAGCAACAACTGTTTGCGGCTGACTACGCTACCGAAAAAGCGGCATCTAAGTTGGTGAGCGAACTGCTTGATGAGAAGGGTTGGAGCTACGAGAAAGAAGTCAAAACAACAAGTGGCAAGGCAATTGACTTTGTTGTGACTGCGTGGCATGAAGAACGTGAGATCAAGTTTGGCATAGAAGTTAAACGGCAGATGTCTCCGCACTACCCGAACGGATTAGCCGCAACAACTCTTGCAGATCATTTGGAGCAAGCGGCGGCTTATGCGCGTGACCTCAACATGCCTGTATTCATAGGGCCAGTCCAAACAAACAAATCACCAAGTAGTATGTACACCGGCGGCAAGATGGTTGACTCGGTATGCGCTTTAAATATCTTTGGTGGTCGTATGAATGTAGGCACGTTCGTTGTCGGCAACACTTGGCATGGCGACAAGTTCTTCATGATCTTGCGTGGCGCGTCCTTTTACGAAAATGGGTTCAACCCCAAGCGCTTAAATATGGTAACTTCTACTGGTTCTAAAAAGGAGCGCACAGATATATGAAAGCCAGTGAAATTAAGTGGTCGTACTCCGGCCTAAAGGACTTTGCAAATTGTCCAAGACAGTACCATGAAGTCAAGGTCTTAAAGAAGTTTAAGAAGGAAGCTACAAAGCAAATGTTATACGGCACGGAGGTTCACTCTGCGCTGGAGAACTATGTCAAAGACGGCACACCCCTAGCCAAAAACTACGAGCGGTTCAAAGACCAACTCGACCCATTGCGTGACATGGAAGGCGTCAAGTACCCCGAGCATGAAATGGCTCTGACCTACGATAAGAAGCCTTGCGCGTTCGATGCACCTGACTACTGGGTGCGGGGCATCGCTGACTTGCTGGTTGTGCGTGATGATGTTGGTTTTATTGTTGACTACAAGACCGGCAGTAACCGCTACCCTGACCCCAAACAGTTGCAGTTAATGGCTCTTATGGCTTTTGCACACTTCCCGCAGCTACAACACATCAACGCTGGCCTGTTATTTGTTGTACACAAT